TTTAATTTATCCATTATAAATCCTCTCCGCAACGAAAAGATAATTTATATTCATTTTGTAACTTTGGCAATATATCCTTTACGAACAGAATCCTTTTTGTCTTATAGTAGCCTCTATCTTTGTTTGATCAATAAGAACATATCTATTAACACTTTCCAAATCTGCATGTCCTAATAATTTTGCAATCACACCTATATCTGTATCACGTTCTGCTAATTTGGTTGCAAAAATTGCTCTAAATAAATGTGGATGAACTCTGGTGACTCCACTAATTATGCCTAATTTTCTTACCATACTTTCTATTGCAATTTTACATAATCTTGCAGGATATCCCTTCCTAGAAGCAAACAATGGCGTATTAGACGCATATGTACAATATGTACCATTCATATTTATATCTTTTCGTTGCTTTAAATATTCGTTTAATCTCATTGCTGTTTTACCAGAAAACGCCACTGTTCGTTCTTTATTTCCCTTACCTAATACTTTACAAGTATAGTTTTTAAAATCTACATCTTCCAAATTAATTCCACATAATTCACTAACTCTAACACCAGTATCAAGAAAAAAGTGAATAATCGCTAAATCTCTTGAATTTGTAGTATTTATTTTTAGTAACTCAATTTCCTCGTCTTTGAGAGGAACTTTGATACATTTTTTATATTTTACAGGTTCAACAATAGACATAGGATTATCAGCTATCTTTTTGTGCTTATATAAATAACTAAACACAGAAGACAGATATTTTCGCTTAATATCCATTGTCGAACCTTTTACATTATCAGGTAACTATTCAATTGTTATGAGTTGTGAATACGTTACTACATAATTAATGTTTACAATAAAACATTATATATTGGACTCTACAATTCATATCTCCTTGTAGTATATCTTTAAAAACTACATGCCAACTATCATTCATGAATGTTACACCTTCTAAGTGAGCAGGAAAAGCCTTTCCGTCACCATTAGATACTAATATAACAATATCAGTAGCAGAGAGAGTTTGTAATTTAAATATCTCTGCTACTTGTTGGAAGTTGAATAATACAAATGAATTATTACCCGATTTCACTTCTTTTACTACAGTACCAGCATTGATTTTTATATTACTTAATCCATTAAGATTAAGATCTGTTTTTAGATTACCTAAACTCTGGTTTAATTCAGTTACACTCTGGTTTAATGTAGTTACACTCTGGTTTAATGTAGTTACAGTAGTAGCATCAGCAGCATATCCAGTCTCTGCCGTATTTGTACTTGTAGTTATTCCTTTTATTGCGCCCACTTTTGTCTGAGCAGTCTTTCCGTCATTGAATTCAACATCATTTGCGTGTGTCCAAAACGATATTCTATGCCACAATTTATCGGCGGCACTCCAAATTCTATAAAATTTTCCTGTTACTTTTTTTTCACTAACAGCCATTTAAATTCCTCCTTTATAATAAAAAAGAGACACATTTAGTGTCTCTAAATCTGTATTCATATTTAATTAATCATCTATCCATGCCATACCATCTGTAGGGGAAGAAGGTTCTTCTGTGCTAGAATTTATTCTGTCGCATTTTTCTAAAGTACTTAGATATTCTTGTAACGAATAAATTCTATTCTGAACCATATTAAAATAATCAGAATTAATTGTAGTAATGTTACTTGTATTACATAATTTCGATGCATTATCATAATCACCTTGATCAATATAATTCTGAATATTAATCATAATATCTTTATTTGATATATCTACATCTGATATAAATGGTAAATCGTCTATACTATCTGGAAAAACTGATTCTACTTTATAAGCCATTTCACATACCCCCTATCCAAACATCTGAGTTATTAGGAGCAGAAGGTTGGTCTTCCATATAAAATACAGACTGTTTAATTGTTTTTGCATATATTTCTGCATTTCTTATTTCTTCATTTAAAGCATTAAAATCCGAGCAATCAGGCATACATTGTTTTATACTTGGATTTGCATTGATTAATTTTGCAGCTGAAATATAGTCTTTGTCCTTTTGGTATTCTTTTATTTTTTCAATCAATACTGCATCTGAATTAGTCACATTTCTGTAAGTTTTCTTGTCCATTACAGCAGATGGAAAATTAGAATACTCATGTGTATAATCTGCCATACGTTTCTCCTTTATTCTTCATATAATGGATAAAATGTATGCATTGTGATAGATGTTGTTCCATCTGTTAAATTTAATGTTATTTTATCCGTAATATATTGTTTTATTTCTGATTCTCCTATTTTAGCGTAAGATACTTTCATATATTCTTTCAACCAGGGTATAAGTCGTCCAATTTCAATACTTATATTATCAGTTAATCTTGCGTCAACAAATAATTCATACTCAGCTCTTTCAAGAGCAAGACTATCAGATGAAATGTTTTCATATACATCACCTGATTTTACATCTAAACGTTCTTCGCCAAGTTTCTGCACAGTAAAAGGAGAATCTTTTATTATTTTTAATGATACAGTATCAACATTGTATTTATCTTGAAAATATTTTTTTGTATATTTAGTTGTAACTGTACCATCTGCACAAGTATATTGATCAGAACTTACAGAACCATCTACTAAAGCTGAGAGGGCGTGAGCTTGCCATGCGCCTTGTGCATAAAAACGCTTTATCCATGTTTTATTTTGATATGTTTTTCTAAATTTAAAAACATATACTTTCCCAGCAGGTAAATAATTTTCAGCTAAAGGTTTGTCAGTGTTCTCATCATAAATCTGAATAGCTCCTAAATTATTTACATTGATATATTGTGTTGAAGAATTTGTACTTGGAATTTTAATAGCGATTAAATCTCCATTAGAATAATCTTTGTGATATGCTTTCATATTGACGGTATAGGTAGAATCTGAATTAGTAACATCTTCTGAATAGAAATCTACATCAAATGTCTCACCCCACACGTGTACAACATTTCGTACATTAGAATAGTCGGTTGAGATTGATTCAGAAACTAGACAATTTTTAATATCATCATTAGTTATAATAATATTATCTTCTTTGCAAGAAGGCGTTAATCTTGTCATAAAAATACCGTTCTCATCAAAAGCTGAATCAAAATTTGGATATAATTCTGTTATATCTGTTATCATACTTGATACATTATCCCCAACAGAAAATTCAAGATCATATGGCACACAATTCCAATAAGGGTGTGACGCTCTGTAAGACATATAATCCTTATTGAATTCTTCTAATCCCTTGGACTCGCCAATATCATCAACAATATAATCTTTTATACCGCCTAATTGTGTTATCGTAGATACTAATGAGTCTCTGATTGTATTATATACTAATGGAGTACCATCATCAGTTTCTTCATAAGCTGGAATAGTAGTAGTCAACGCACTTAATTGCCCATTTTGAGTGCCATCTAATCTGTTCCACAAATCACCACAATTAATAGTTAAACTATTACTATCCACAGAAATAGAAGAATTAGTATCAGTTACAATAAAACAGCCTTCATTATACCATTTATATTCTGACATTCGTGGAGTTTTAAGTCCAATTTGAAGCATGATCTTTTTATTCATCCACATTCTTGCTCGTTCAGAAGGTGTCATTTTATCACTTATTGGGAACATGGTAAAAGAATATGTACGCCTTGTATTTGAACTTGAGTCTATTGAAACTGAGCCATAATCTATTGTGAATTTTATTTCATCCACAACACAATTGTTATTATCAAATACTAAAATCTTGTATAAATATTCTACCCATTTTGAAAAAGCAAGTTTCTTATCTAATGTACTTATATTTGACATACAAAATCCTCACTTTCTTTAATAGTCAATCCATACAAGATTATTCTTTGGCATAAACGGCTCATTATCATCAATAATGATGTCTTTGTCATAGTTGCTATATTTCTCATTAGAAGAAACTTGAACATAATTACCATCTTTTCCCCAAAATTCAGAGGAAACATTACTAAGTCCTGATTCATATAAATCTTCTTCGTTAGTATAGTCACCTGATTCATACCACTGAAAATCAATAATTCTATGCTGCCAATGTCCGTCCATCGAATCTGTTGGGCTTCCGTCAACATTAATCATCCACATGCGTCCATCAAATGATTTTAATATTTTAGGCATACCATTTGTAAGCCAATTCATAATATTTTTTTGATATTCAAAAGACTTTTCAAGTTCAAAATCGCAATTATCATTCATAGGTACAAAATATCCACTTACTTCGCCAGAATCATAATTTAGCTTGCCAAATGTATGAGCAAATGGGTATCTATACATAGGAATTTCCTGCTTTGTCAGTTTATAATTATTTCGTGTCGTGTCAATACTTCCTATATCTAATATAGTTCCGTAATTATGAGTCAAATCTGAGATAAAAATACCATCAAATGAAACCATGATTTCCTTTATATCTCGTCCATTCTCTACGCCATTTAAAAGACTAACACAAGCATATTCATATGTTTTTTTGTTTTGAACAATATTATCAATATAAGTAATATCAAAATCTTCAATTTTTTGTATTGCTTTTCTATATATAGTTGTCCACGTAAAATCACCTTTTAAACGTTTTTGAATGATAATGTCAGAAGTATTATTAAGTACATACTCAATATTTCCTGCTGATAAGCTATGTTCATAATTAGCTGATAGTATAGAATTATTATTCCATGTGGTATCAATTTCTTTTGATTCTTCCATATTACTATCAGTACTAATTACAAACGTATCAAAATCAGCATTACCAATTTTTGTTTGTCTTATATCATCTACATTAGTAGGGGTAGGAGAGTACGAATAGTCTGCCCCTAAAAAAGTTGAACCTAAAATTATCATTGCACATCTCCTCCTTTCTACTGTATTGTTATTTTAAATAAGCTGTCTTGTCTTGTAATGTAAATTGTATAAAATTGATTTGCAGTTAATTTTTGTCTTGGGCTATATAAAATATAATGACTTAATCCGTTGGAAACATCCAATTTAAAATAATCCAAACCTTCATATATATAGTGATACAGTAAAATTTTATCTACTTTATTTGTTTCAGACCAAATAAGTCCAGTTTTAAAGTTTTTGGCTTTAATTCCAACTTTATGACCTGATTCTATAAGTAATCCCTCATTGTATTCTACAAAGGTATTTGAATTATTAAACTGTAACACACCATTCGATATTGTATATGAATCTGTAGCGACACCATCAATTGAAACAATATTAGAGATACATTGTACATATCCACCTTTATAATTATTTTTCACCTTGAAAATGCCTGAAAAATTAGAAGAATTATACTGAGTATATATTTTTACAAAACCAGTATCTATTTCTACCGAATCTACAGTAATACCAACACATCTTAAATAATAAATCTGTTCATTATCTAAACTACTATATATATAAGTAGGAGTTTGATTATATGCAGTTCCACTATTAGATAATTCATTATATGTGGCATCATACAAATAAAAAATGTATGATTGTAATTTCCTATTTTCATTCTGAGAATAATTAATTGTAGCATTATATGATGATGACTTTACATAATTTGTTCCATTATTTAATCCGCTAAAATTAAAAGTAGGGGTAGAATAACAAGTAAATAATATTTTGTCAGATAGACTTGATTCATTATTATTCTCATCAAAAACAGATATTTGTATTGTATATGATGTTCCATTAGTTAATATATTCCCACTAATCGGATGTCTAAATCTCATTTCTGAGATCGTTTCATCTTTTATAATTTCATTAGTTAATGCATTCCTGATTACAATTCTATTCTTATATGGTTGATTTCCTATATAAGAAAAGGAGAAAACGTAACCAGCCGTAGCATCAAACGGTATAATTTTACTGATAGCAGGCTTTGCCATAATTTTCTCCTTTCAAATTAACCTATCCAAACAGCATTACTAGCAGGCGAAGTTGGCTGTGTTGATGAATAAGTAAAAGTTGTCTTTTTATCTACTAAATCTTTTAATACTTTTCCTTGGTAAGCTGACAATGACTGATCGGTTGCAGTTGAGGTGAGATTATTTTGTACTCCACGCCAAGTATCAGTTTTCTTAAATCCCCAATTACTAACAGTTGTTGAAGTAACGGCAGTAGCCCCACTAGCAATACCGTTAAGTTTAGTCACCATATCTTTTGACATAAGACCATTTGCACTTGTAGTAGCAATAGCATAAGTAGTGTCTGTAAATTTTGCATTTGCAGGTACATTACTATTTACTGTATGACCATTAACCGTAGTAGAATTACCACCATTAGCAGGAAGAGAAGAAGGTCTACCTGATACATTGCTCCATGCTACTGAACTTGCTACGTCAGCTGTACCCGCAGTAGTTGCTTTTCCAGTAATATTGATTCCCCAAGTTCCAGATGCACCTCCACCAGTTTTAGTTGGTACATAAGAATTATAGTTACCAGTATCTAAAAATTGTCTCCATGATCCTGCCCATCCTGAAGCATTTCCGCCTCTATGATAAACACTACCACTAGCTTGCTCATACCATACTTGATGTACTTCTGCATCGCCCTTTGAAATGTTATGCAAGAAGCCATACTGAGATGGTTGATCTGTTAATTGTTTTGCGTTACTATAAAAATGTATGCTATTGTTGTATGAACCCCATTTTGTAGTTGTATCATTTGCAGTATTATTAATAGTATTAGATCCATACATACTGATCGCATTATGACTATGTGATGCTGTAGCATAATTTTTAGCAAGTCCATTTGCATAAGTTTTAGCAGCAGATAAAGCATCTGCTTCGGATTGGTCTGCATAAGCTTTTGTCGCATAGTTAGTAAGATCAACAGCAGAATCACCGATTTTCTCAAATTTCTTTGTACTTCCGCTTACAATAAGCATATACTCATCGTAACCATTATTAGTACCAGAACCTACAGCACCAGAAGCTTTCGGTACCATATAAATTGTATGTTCATCAGCAGCATCAACACTTGGAAGTGTATTTACAATAGTTCTTTTTAAATGATCTGCATTTGCTACAGCACTAGAAATTTTTGAATCAATCTGTGCGCCTGTATAAGTATCAGTAATTCCGTATCCAGAAAGAGTTGTAGGATTTGTACCAGCTGTTACATGTCCCTTATTATCAACTGTTACAGACTTATATGTACCAGCTGTTACACCAGAAGTCGGGTGAGTATATACAGTGTTATTGTCTGTTGATGTGATAACAATATTGCCACTTGAATCTGTTGTTACTTTAGTTGCACCTGCACCACTGATCTTAAGTGACTGTTTATTCTTATCGCTATCCGTAATATCAATAGTTGCATTTCCATTTACAGCACCAGATGGAGCACCTAATGTATATTTTGTATCTTTATATGATGTGATAAAGCCAGTATCATTTTGGAGCTGACTTACCTTTGTTGGTACAGTTACATCGACAACCTTAGAATTCGGTGTAAGTTTAGTACCATTCACAGAAACACCCTCAATTACGTTTGCTTGTGCATTACTTGGCGCATGATTTGAGATGGAATGTGTATATGCTTTATCATAATTTGCTTTCAACTGAGTTGTAAATGATGCAGTAATAGCGTCCAAAATAGATTTATTGCTATGACTATGCTTTGCTGCATCTACGGCAGATTTGATAGTAGCTGATACTTCGTCAGGTGTCATTGCTGAATATGGTAAATTAGCAAAAGTATTTGTCCCATCACCAAACTTAAATTTTGGCGCACCAGATTCAGGAAATTCAATTGCCATTTCACCTTTAAGCAACACCTTATCAGATGAAGCCCATGTAACACTTGTATCATTACAAAGGACAATCCTTGTATTTAAAACATTGTTTGCCATATTAGTATTCTCCTTTAATTAAATAAGGAGAAGAAGCTATGCAGCCCCTCCTCCATTTATGATATTGATATCATTGTAGTCACTACCTATGCAGTAATATTTCAAATCGTCATCGCTCCAACGATAAGTTTTATTCTCTGCCGTAGCAACATAAATTTTTGATGCACTACCAATATTCGGAAATGCATATTTCGTATCCTTCGTTACAACTGGTGATTCATTTAGTTCTTCCCATACTCCGTTATTATAAAAACAAAGAGTATTTGGCAATAACAAATACAATTTATTTGCTAAAGGTGCGAGAGGAAGATCATTTACCACCAAAAAATCTGAAGATATAGGATTTCGCGAAGTCGCTGAATCCTTATAAAAGTTCCCCGTATCTCTACAGAAAATTAATTGACCATCTGTAATGGGGACATCTTTTAGTTTGGATTCAGATACCTCTGTTAAAGATAAAAATGCCATTATAACCTCCTAGATATCCCATTAGCCGATACGGATAACTTAGGCAATTTCAGCCCAAGTAACAGCACCTTCTACAACTTTTACTCTTGTATCCATTGCTCCGTTTAAACCATCGGCATAAGCCTTCGCATCGGATAATGCTTTGTCTGCTTTTGACTGAGCATCGGTAGCTGCCGCTGTAATTGCCTCCTGCTTTGCTGTTGCAATAGCTCCTGTTAATTCAGTAACTTTTCCATCAATCTGATCTTTGTTGTAGTAATTCTCAAGAGACTTTGTAAGTTCATTAAACTTGTCATTGATTGCCTTTGTAACAGATTCTGTTGTTGCATATGCAGATAAATCAATTGTAAAGCCTAACAGCTCCCATTCCTCGCCAGTGTAAACGTACTCTTTGCCGTCATCAGAAGTATGATAAACATCACCGACAATCATACCTTTGATAGCATCTAAAGCAGCTTTGTTATCAAGAGAACCTTTAAACTTAAATACAGAAGCAACTTTTGCATCAATCTGTTTCTGTAATTCGGTCTTTGCTTCGTTTACCTTATTAGTTGCATCTGTTGCAGCTGTCTCCGTTGCAGACTTAATAGCCTCATCTTTAGCCTTATCAATTTTTGTCTGTAACTGGTCAGTTGACCCCATACCTTCCAACTTCTTTGCAAGATATGCTTTGATAGCTGCCTGAGTAGCTACTTTTGCATCATTAGCCGTGTCATCCCCAATCTCGCCAACTGTACCAACAGCAATATCTACATAATCTACTCCTGTGTATAATTTTGCAGAAAAATCAGGAAGCACATATACAACACCCTGAGACGGAGCAGTAGGTAAAGAAGTAACTTTCTCGAACTTCTGGCTATATACTTTGTCGCCTTTAAAAATCTGTCCATCGGCAAAATACAAAGTATCATTATCTTTTGCCTGTAATGTCTGATAATTTGCAAGTGTACCAAATTTAAAATTTACAATGTTATTCATAGATAAAATCTCCTTTAATTTTGTTTTTTGTGTTATTCAGTTTTTAAAATTCAGTCCAAGTGAATCCAGAACCTATATTTGAAATTACAGGTTCTACAACGAATGAAGATGCACCCTGCTGTACTGTGTAAGGGTAATACTTACCATCAGCAGAATTTTTGATTGAAATAGGTTGTCCTGCATAAGTGTCAGAACTTTTATTTAATTCAGTAACTGCATCTTCTGTGCTCGTAAATGTACGAACTCTTGGTCTGATTTTCTGCTGAGTTTTATCATCTTTGATATAAATCAGCTCGGAAGTATCTTTGGTCAGTACAAGGTCACGTTCGTCTAATGTACCACTTTCAACAGCAGTATCAATGTTATTCGCATTACCGTAACCAAACTTCATGTCAGCCATGCTTTTTTGCCTCTTTTCATTAAATTAAAATTCGACAACCTTAATGGTCTTACCCTGACCTGATGAATCATCACCATTTGCGATATAAACTTTATCACCAATAGCGACACCACCTTTTGACAGTTGTAAATAGCCATCCTTATAAACAAGATTGTCAATATGATTATCGTCAACTGCCTGAATCAAATCTGCCAACTGTTTTGCTTGTGCGTCAGCCTTCAGCAATCTTTGATCAATAGCACTTAACGCTTCATCTGGAATTAAATCGCTCCATGCTGTAAGCGGAACAATATGGATATATGTTGATGTTGTGTGTCTTACACGTTGCGTAATAACACCATCTTCACCCATTTCATTTTTAAAAAATGTAAGCTGTACTTCTACATCACCAGGCTCTTTTGTGAACTCTGTATCGAATGGAAGTTTATATTCAAGCATGTCCTTATATAATTCGTCTGTCAGTTCTAACATTGCAGTTTTATATGCTTTACTTACAGGTAATTTATACTCAAGTAAAACACTATAAGAAGACATATCTTCACCTTTATATGTCTGACTAGCAAGGAAGTGCAATGAATCTACTAATTTATTTCTCTGAACAATTCTTTCTTTGACAGACACTATAAGCTCGTTTGTATCTTTAACAAGAATCGTATACATTACTGTTCACCTACTTTCTCTTTGGCTGTAATATACTCGTAGTCTTTCTGAGAAATCACGCCTTTATTTTTTAATTCATCTAATTTAAAAAGAGCTATCTTCCCACTGGAAAATAGCCTTTGTAAACTCTCTACAAATTCAGTTGTCATAAAACTCCTCCCGTTATTAAATCAAGAGTATAAGCATCAATGATTTCTTGAGGTGTTTTCATATTTAAAGTTCTTAATTTGTTGTATTCATACACATCAATCTCAACCAATGACACTGTATCAACATCTTGTTTTTTTATAGACGGAAAAACATCAACATGCCAAAAATATTCACCGTCAGAAGACATAACTCCTTCGGCTTCATTTATTGGACATGTAAGCATAACATCATGCTTTGCTTGATATTTAATCCATATAGGATGGTTTAGGAGGTCAATTATTTTTCCGTCTTTTATTACTTTGTAAAACATGTTTTCCTCCATGATAAAAAGGGTAGGAGAGTATCCTACCCTTAATTATTTAAAATGAAAATTCCACTACAATTCCGTAAGCAGTATAAGGATAATCATATCCAGATAATGCACCATTTTCTTCAACACGGAAGAAATATCCGTTGTAAGAAACATTTGGTGAACGTGTCCAATATGACTGTGCTTTGCCATCGGAACTTTTTCTAATTCTACTTGAAGCATTTGTAAAGAACTCAATATGTGTACCCTCGTTTGTATATGGTTCTTGCTCCATATCACCTTCAGGACTCAGTTCATATACTGACGGAAGATAGAAGTAGTTATCAGAAGTTGTTACTTCTGTTGACTGATTTCCTACAGAAGATGCTATTTTAGCCAGTTTAATTAGCTGTTTCCATTCAACAGATAATGCATTATACAAACGTGTATTAAGCCAAGATCTAATTGTCATATTTGCATATCCACCTGAATTGGATGATCCTGCCCCAAGCATTCTTGTTTGAGATAATACGTTATCAGCAATAAAAGACATAGACGTTCTTTTACCAGATCCATCTGATAAGTAATATCTATTGAATCCATACATACTTGCAGATAAGGTATCATGTGTCCATGATGCAAGTTCCATACATGTCTTTTCACCAAGATCACTAAACCACACTTTTGCCCAATAGATTTCTCCTATTGCATAATTTTCATACATACCATCATCAGCCTTACTGCAACCAAATACGAGAGTAGAATCAACAACAGTCTCTCTATTTCTGGAAAGTTCTACATAACTCGGAGCATTTGCAGTCAAATTGCCGTTATATACATGTAATCCAGTTTCCCCTTTTATATGCCTGATGACAATGATATTCCTTGTACCTATGGCAACATTGGTCGATGATGTACCCCATGCTAATTTTGCGCCACTATTTGTCCAAAGCTTAAATCCACTAGAACCATCAGATTTAAAACACTGAGCCAGAACAGATGGAGAGGCTGATTTATTATCAAGTCTATAGTCAATAGCAAATACAAAACTTCTATCTTTATCAAATAGCTTTACTCCTGTATCAATGTAATTTGTTCCACTAAATACAGTTTTTTCGGAGATAAGTTCATTCTGTTCAATATCAGTATATTTACAATCAGAACCAAGAGATAATACGATTTGATCCTTAAGTGTTATCATCGAACTTTGCAGACCAAGTTTTGTGAGGGCATAAATTTCCACTGGTTTAAGTTCAGAGAGTTCTTTATCTTTAAAATAATCTTGTGTATATTCAAACACGTCATATACAGCATGGATTTCCTTATCTCCATCTACACGTCCAGATTTATCCCAGCCTTTAAACAAATAATACTTATAAGCTGATTCCTCAGCAGTATAAGTTGGGATTTCTTCTGGTGGAGCAACATAGCTATCATAATCCGCTGTATGTGTTTCAATAACTGTAGACATTGACATATACTTTACAGTATATTGTCTTACTTTTTCGGAATAAGTTGCCTTATAAGTTTGATTACCAAAGACTGCAACAAAGTTTGCATCCCATCCATTAAATGTAAAATCTGTACTAATAGTACTTTCCTTTGTTGGAACTGGAATTGGATTATCTGCTCTTGTTATTGGATTAATTGGCTTTTCACCTTTATCAACATACTGAGTATCTAATACATCTCCATTATCATTTACGAATGTTACAGTAAACTGCTGAATCAATGTATTGTAGGTAATATCCAAGTCAGACCAAGTTTCATTGTATTGTGCAAGCAACTTCTCCTTCATGACTGGTGTATGTACAGAACCAGTTACGACTGATTGATCAGCATTATAGCCATTCTTGTCAATACCACCAAGTTTATATAACTTAGCCAGCAAATCTGCCGTGTCAAGATTCCATTTGATACCAAGTAATCTGATACGATTCAGTTTTGTTGCTTTTTCAACCATACTAGCGGAATCAACCGTATCACAGTATTCAATTACCATACTCGTGAACTTATCATATGCAAGAATCTGTAAATTTGTAAGATATTTTAAATTCCTCATAATAATAGATGTAAGTGTTTCTGGTAAAATGGCAGTATCAATCTTTCCACCATTTGCGAATGTAACACCTGTTAGACCAGAACCGCTTGCATAAAGTTTTTTAAGACTTCCGCATTTTGATAAATCCAAGCTCGTTACAAGATTTGGTGTATTTCTTACATCTAATAATTCTAATAATTTATTATTTCCAATTACTAAATTAGTAAGGAAGTTGTTTGAATATCCTTCTGTTTCATTACCGATAATTAACTTTTTGAGTCTTGTTGCTTTTGAAAAATCATTATCGTGGATATAACAAGTAGATACATCACCCATTGACTGAATCCTAGATGCACCATAAACGAGTACAGCTGTATCATCCATTTGATTGTAAGGGCATGGTATATCATACTGTTGTCCAGCTTTTGCTCTAATCTGTGTTGGGGATGAATTACCGAACATTACAGATAAATACATATCAGAGAACGGTGTAAGATGAAGTGTATAATCAGGCTTGACTATTGCATCAACAGGTGTGTTGCATCTGAACATAATCTGGTCAGAGGTGGCAGTAGTACCGATAAATTTTGTTGCCATGTACATTTCCTGGTCACGTTCGAACTGTCTACGCTGATATTTCTTTTTACCATTCATCATTTGTTCTAGGAATCGTGTATTACCATTTTGATAGGTACGAAGATATTTTCGAACATAATCTTCACGCCATAAAGCTTCACACCATTCATTCTGTTTTTCATCAAACTGATTAATTAAAGATGTTGCACTCCAACAGTTTTTTGATTCGCAAGTATTATACATAGAACGAAGTTGTGATTGCATCAAATCACGAATACGGCAGAAAAATACTGAATCAGCTGCATTGAATATGTATCCAGAAGATTTGTCACCATCTGTACGATAGTCTGTATCTTCTTTTCCATATGTCATCGTAAGTTCACCGCTGTTATTGATTCCAATTGCCGAATCGTTATCATAGTCCCAGAAGTCGAAACGGTATCCTTTATTAATCTTAGCAGCTTCATCATCAATAGTATAATATTGTGCTTTATCTCCTAACGTACTTGCTTCTTCTGTAGTAATATAATATTTTGCCCAATGTAGAAATACATTTTTTGCACGATTGTCGATCATCGTATATCTTAATGTAAAAAGATAGAAATACAATGCAGAATCTACAATAAACCAATCTTTAAGTTTATCTACGAAATCTTTATTAGATGATGTGATTACAAACTCATAGAAATCTCTCCAAATTTGTTTGTTTTTCTTTCTTATTTCTGTTTTTGCTTCATCTGTTGATATTGGATCTCCATCTTTAGAATCTCCACAACAATCATATCTGAACTCATACGTTCCCTCCCAATCGTTATACAAAGCGTCATATGCTTCATTTCCAGATTTCCATTCTTCTTTTGAGATAGGATATTTCATTGTTCCATCCGAGTTTGTAACGCCAGTTTGAAATGTAGAGTTTGCAAGAGTATTATCACTAATTTCAATGCAGAACTCATTCATATCGTCTGGATCGTAGGCTCTTGTCAAATCTGTTTTCTTGGAGTCACCTATATTACCAAGTGCATAGTAGTGCCATTCTGTATCTTGGAACTCTCTATGTGTACTAACATCAGGATCACTTTCCTTAATAAATACAACACAGTTTACAAATTCCATGTCGTTCTTTATTCTAGGATCTCTTTTCTGAGCAGGTGACTTGTATGGAAGATATGTGTTGTATCTAGCTTGTAAATAAGCATTATTAACCATTTCAGAGGAAGCTATATTTACTTTTATGTTGAACCAGCCGTTTGGAATAGAATTTCTTGTTAAAGAAACTCTACCAGTTCCATCTTCGGTCTTAGTTCCATCTCCGAGTGTCAATATTGTTTTATAATCTGTATCTAATGGAATCTTACTTGTTACCTGATTCTTTCCATCAAAGCAACAAATAATATCTATATTTCTACCGGACGCACCATACTCGTTTGAGGTCGTTCCCTGTCCTGAGTGGTATGCATTTTCAAATGTCCAGTTGTCTAATGTTGGATCACCGTTCTTATATAAACATTTAACAGTAGTATTTTTCACAAAATCCTTTTTATTATTTGTAAAATGTGGTGCTTCAATCATGATAACTCTCATATCTGGACAAGCTTTTGCAACAGATTCAGGTGTTAAATTACCATCCTCATCATAAATCTGATTTCGCTTGTATCTGTCAATCATCTCTGTAGCAGTTCTTGCATCTGCAATGAAGTTGTTTAGAATTGCTTTAGAATCAAGACTCTTATTATATGCTTTCATTCTGTAGATTCGAACATCACAATCTTCTGAACCAATAGTAATTGGAACAGGAGTCTCCTGTGTAAATGAATAATCTTTTGTATAACTCATTGGTCTACACGGAGTACCATCCTCGTAAGACATGACAATAGGTGTGATATCACTATTATCAATGTCGAACTCCCACTCGATAATATCTTCCTCACTATATGGAACATACAGCGATTTCACACTTGACTTGATATATGCTTCGTGTACGTTCATCTGTAAACCAATGTTATCAGATTCACAAGATAAAAATGTGGCACTTGCATTTGCAACATTTTTAGTCATAAAGATGAACTTAAATTCTTTACCATTCTGACGTGCATCATCAGCAAACAAATTGTATGAGATTGTGGCAGTAGTACCTGCCTTTATACCGAAATACTGGTCTCCATTTTCATCAATCTGGTATCCACCATTTGACCAGTCGAAGTTTGATGAAACAGTCATTTTAACTTCTGGATGATCTGCGTCAGACCATAATCTGTTTGCATCATTATTTGATCTTCCAACAGGATTAAAATCAAATTGAAGTCCAGCTGTAACAGGTTCTACATCAATATCTAATTTTTCAACAGTTACGTTAATTGTTTTCACAGTGTCACCACAAGTGATTGTTAATACATGTGAACCAATATCTGTTGGTTTATACTGCCAAATATTCGTATTAGAATCTAAATTTAGCGTTGAAATGATTGCACCATCCACAGCAAGAGTAACAGTAGGGGTTTCTGTTTTAGGATCATATACAGTGTAAGTAATATTCTCTGTATCATACTGTTTTACAGTAAGATTGTTCGCAATACATCCGATTACAGGAACGTTAGAATCTGGATTAAACCAGATAACATCCTTATAAATATGATTTGATTCAACTGTTAATCCGTTGATTTCTGCTGTGATATAAACTTCAACAAGGTGTGCGCCATGAGTCTGTGGCTTGATATTGTATGCCATCGGGATGCCAGTGGCAGTAGTAGTTGCTTTGTATAATTCATTTCCGTCAATCTTGAAATGAATATCCTTTGAAATAGCACCGTATGGTGTGTAATCAAATGAGACTTCGCCCATCGGATACTTGAGAGTATCATTGAAGGTTGACTCAATATGAATATCTACCTTCTGTACAGTCCATGATTTTACAACAACACTTCCAGCATCATCAGAAATTGTAAGCACAAGTTTCTGAGAACCAAGACTGATATAATCTGTACAATCAAAGCTATTTTCGCCACTGATTGCAATACCAGTAGCAATGACTTTGTTGCCGATTTTCCATGTATAATTTCCTTCTGAAACGATATCACCAGAAGAATCCTGACCAGAGAAGTTATACTTAATAATCGCCTTATCATTTGTTGTAACGATAACAGGAGACTTTGTAACATATTCAATCTTTAAAGTTGTAGATGTTGATCCACCTCCGCTGCCGCCAACAATCTTAAACTGGCTCTTAATAGTTCGTTCTTCATTAGTTTCACCTTCATTTGTAATTTCCCATAAGGTGTAATTCCCTGATTCTGTATCATAAGTTGCTTCATAGGTTTTTCCTGGCTCGACATCAATTTTTCCAATAGCATCTTCAAGAGAAGCAATCTTATTCCCCATAGTAGAAATGCTTGTTTTATTTGAATTTGCAACCTGTTCAACAGCCCCAACTTTTGTTGTTAATGACTCTACATCCGAATTAGATGCTTTTTTACCTAATAAGTCATTCATTGCCTCTTTATCATAGTATTTTGTTTTTAACGTATCAGGGAGATTATCTATATTTTTATGTATCGCACTCAAATCAGCATCTGTTTTTGTTTTATAATCATTTAATGATTTAGAAACAGGAGTTATTGCATCTGTTATTTTTTTATCGACAACTTTACCATAAGCAGCAACCCACGTAGCAGACGGATCTGAATTCAATACAACGTCCTTAATCTTCTTGTCACCATTGTAAAATGAGAGAGTATAAGTATCTGAAGTGTATGTGACGTTAAATTTTGCCAACCCATCAATACTATTTATCTTATCGTATACGTCAGACAGATCAATATTTGCAAATTGGTCGTCAATTTCCTTTTTATTATAGTAATTTGTGAGAGCGGTTTTGATTGTAGAATTAACAGTATTTGTCAATTCTGTCTTTGCCGTGTTTACTGTTTTCTGAGCCGTAGTAGCAGAGCTTTCAGCGGAATTAGCGGAAGCTTTTGCTTCGTTTGCAGCGGTTTGTGCTTCTCCAACCTTTTCAGTTACCTGCTGTAAAAAGGTTGTAATCCATCCAGTGTCTTCACCTGGTTCTACTGTTCCATTACCTGATAAGGATTCTTCTACATTAAATTCGGCTTTTCTTGTTTTTAACGTATATGCATCTCCCTTTTCATTCACACCAATAGCTTGTATTTCAAACTGTACAGTACCTTTTACAGCGCAAACACTTTTGGGCAAAATAACACCAAAATAGAGATAATTGTCATCGTACTGGACATTTACAGGGTTAATATATACATCGTTTTTATCAGGCGTTACAGCGTGCATCAAAAGTGTCATATTTAACTGGTCAACACCGTCATAGCGTCTGAACATTTTGAATCTAACATATTGAGAATTTTCTTCCTGTGTTAAATTCACCTGCGACTCATCAAGTTCGATGTTTTTATTCTCATCAATTGTGCTTATTTTTTCGTCTACATATTCATTATAAATGATATATTTTTCACTATACGGAAGAGTAGTATTAGTATAGGTTGATACTGTGGCTTCATTATCCACAACTGGCGATGGAAAAGAAGCTGCTTCTAATGAATATGCAGTTATATCATCGGACATTATTTTTGCATTATTCATTTCCTCTAATTCTTTCATAGAGTCTTTTAAGGACTTAGCCATTTCTTTTTATTCCTCCTTCTTAAAATCGTTATTATTTGTGTTTAAATATAGACAAATGTGTTTAGCTTACATTATCTAACCAGTAAATTTTAGAATATTTCCAAAGTAATCTACATTTACTTGCGTTCACTTTCTTGCAATGCTTTGTTGGACTTTGAAAATTAAGAGCATTTTGTTCTGGATATAAAGCTGTTACATATCCTCTATGAGTTTCGCCATTTCTAAAAGTATATTCAACCAAATCCCTATGCTTAATTCCCAGAACATTATCTGTCTTAGCTTTACTTTGTCTTCGCATAGGTTTTATAGTCAATTCTTTAATTTCACATGTATCTGGTCTCAAGTCTGTAATACATATGGCATCATTAGAATGTGATTTTGCAATATCCCAGTCAATACGTTTATTAGCTGTATCACCTCCGTTAGTCAAATATAATATTCCCAAATTTGATAACTGTTCTCTCAGCCACTTCTTACCTATCATTACATGCTGTGCGTAATTAAGGCTCTTATTGTCAGAAGAATTTAACAAAGCAAAATATCTGTCCATATATAGTTCTTCTACGCCTTCTGTTTTCTGGTGGCATTTTGTACATAATGTGATAAGATTATCAAGCGTACTTGAGCCTTTCAATCTTCTTGGTTTAATGTGGTGAACCTCCAATCTACAATTAGACTTCCCACATTCCATACATTTACATCCATCTCGTAAAATTACAGCTTTGCGAATATTCTCATCCAATCTATTGGATTTTTGATATTGCCACCGATATGGTTTATAACCATCTGTTAATGCTCTTATGTCAATAGCAACATCTTCTAGCCAATAATTCGTTATATTTATCCACTTGTTAAGTTGATTGATAATCCTTATTGTTGCTTGACGTTTTTGTAAAATACTTGGTGCAATTCGTCCTTCTCGTTTAGAAGATTTTCTGTTATTAAATCTTGCTGGTCTATATCTTTTGTGATAACGGTGATAACGCCTATATCCACGTCTGACATCCATAAGATGTTTCACATCATTACGCTGTTCAATGACTCCTTTGAAAATCACTTTGTTTCGTATCTGACATTTCTGTACTAATGCGACACCAATATGAAGACCACCGTCATCTATTCCACAACGAATTTCATTTTTACAAATTTCCTTGTCTGGAATTTCCTTTTTAAGTTGTATTACCATTGGATATTTACTAACCAATATTGCGCGCTTCTTACGAATAAGAAACCAAGCTTTCTGTTCTTTTGTTGGTGCTAACTGTTTGCCATCAGCATCTAACACAAAAGCATAATTTGTCATTTCTGACACCTTCCTTTCGGAGAATTTTTCTTCGTGCCAATATCGAGTAGAGGACATGTGTTTCCCTGTTATCAATGCAGGACATTAGCATTGTTTCTTGGTTTGCACTCACAGAGCTTCAGACTGAAGATTACATCTAAAGGTGTGTCTTTGCCTTACTACTTAATGTAGTTCATATCTGCAACATATCTTTCGATAGTAACAGTCACTTAGGCTCGAAACCTATTGTTAAGCCATAAACAAAAGACTTAACGTGTCCACTTTTGTCTATGTTTGCATACATATTTCTATGTTTTTAATTACTTAACAATTAGTCCTTCTTAAAAACTTCTATATGAAAAAAAGAACCTAGCAAAGCTAAGTCCTTATCTATTATAATGGAAGATTAGTATTAATATTTCCTAATATCTTCCAACAAAAATTTATTTGCTTCACTTCCCAAAGGTAACATAACATGAACCGTATCACCTACTTTCAGTGAATCGTTGTATTTTGTGGTAAATGGTCTGTCTGCATCATTATATCGAATAATATATTTTTTTGTATCAATTATATCTATAATGACACCCACATATGTTTTGTCATTTACATTATTATTGCTATTTTGAAATATGTTTTCTAGCCCTTTGACAAATAAATTTTGAGTATCCATTTCCTTCCTTTCTAACAAATAGAAGAGAGTAGTAGATATCTACTACCACTCTCTTAAATAGTTATTATTTTTTGTTTACATAATGTAATGAAGCTTGATAAAAATCATTAGCAAACTTATTAAGCTGTTTATCGACTACATTTGTAATAGCCTTCGCATCACTTACACTGCTTACATTAGGGCAATTTAGATTAAGTGTTACGCTTGGAGCAAAGTTATTCTTAGTAACATTCTGACCAACCTTGCTGGTGTCAAAATTCATCTTAGGTGTATTTATTGGCAGATCACCTAGACTAATTTTACTCATTTTCTCCATAATTTCATTCTGAACTGGAACTAAATGCAATGTCTTAGCAAGATTTTCAATCTGTTCCTCAGTAATAACAGCTTCCCTTTTTTTTGCGATAATCGGTACTTCATCAGCTTTAAGTCCATTAATACCTACGTCCTGTACCAAATCAAAAGCCTTATCTTTTGGAAGAGCCTCTATCTTACCAAGCTCAAGACCTTTATGATAACGTTTAGCATAACCATATTTACCTATTTTCTTAGGATTATCTTTTTCAAGCTTATTCTTTGCTTTTGAAGCATTAGCTGGAGAACCAGCATTTGCAATCCACTTAACAATAAAATATTTGTTACCGATTTGTGTAAAACCATTCGCACCCTTGGAAGCATAATCACTAATATGGCTTGATGCCTGACCGCTTGTGAAATAACCTTTTTTACTTAGCTTTTCATAAGTCCAATAATCATTAGACTTCAGCGCAGGTTTATTCGGGTTATTATTTTTATCATAAGTTACTTTGTGTGTTGATGAACTACTACCACCTGAGCTACCACCTGAGCTACTACCTCCACCAGAACTTGCAACACTTGAAGAAACAGAGGCAATACCAGCCGCAGCGTTTTTGGCAGCTTGTACTTCAGTATTGTAGGCATTTACAGTAGCATCGGCTTGTCTCTGACAAAGTCTCTCATATTCTGATGTGAAATTAGCAAGTGTCTGTTGTCTACCGCTTAGTACTTCAGCTTCCCAATTAGCACCAAGAATTTGTGAAGCGTAGAGTTTATTCTTTTCATCATCGTATTTAGAAGTACAATCTTCCCATTGCTGTTTTAAATTATTATAATAATCAACTTTTTCTTCATAGCTTGTTTTTAGTTGTTCATTACTATTAATTTGTGATTCAATAGCAACATATTGATTTTTGAAATTTTCAATATCCGCAAGATTGTTTGAAAGAATTATACGTTGATACTCTGATCCTAAGTATTGCTTAAGATTCATCGCATCTTGTGCGTCCGAAAAAGCATCGGATATTTCATTCCACTTGTCTTTAAACTCATTAAGAGTATCAATATAATTATCAATATCGTCTTGTTGTTTCTTTAAATTAGCAACATCTACATCATATTTTGCATCATGTAATGAATCTTGAGCATCACGAATAGCAGAATTGTCTGTACTATATACAAATTGACCATCCTTTAAAAGATATTTTGTCTTTTGAGAATTTGCTTTATTTAAATTGTAAATAGCTTCTTGTAACTTTTTCTGACGTTCATATTCATCATTTTCATCAGACATGGCGTCAATAATATCCTGAATAGAATCTTTTTTCTTATTAGCTTTTTTGATTTCATCATCATATACTTTTTGAATTGCTGATAAAATAGAATCGTATTTATCTTTCTGTTCGTTAAGTTTATCATTATTCTTCTCAATAACATCAATCTTATCTTTCCATTTATCAATTTCGTCATCGAGAAGTTTTGTGACACCTTTAAGTGCAGCATCATAGATAGATTTTTGCTCATCAATCATGTCCTTGACAGCAGAATAGTATTTACTAGCAGAAATTTTACCATTCTTATACATTCTTTCAAGTTCATCAGAAACATACTGTGAATACTGCTGATATGTTATCTTACCTGCTTCGAGACGAGCTTTCTGATAAGCCATGAATTTATCAAGATATTCTTCGTTCTGCTTTTCGGCATCGCCGCCAGAATTTTTACCACCTGAGCCACCTGAACCAGATTTGCCAGATTTGCCAGAAGATTTATTATTTTTTAGCTTATTGTTATAGTTATTGGTTACACCCTTGCTAGGAGTATAACTTCGTTGTTTACCACTTGAATCTGTTGGAGTAGTACTGAATTTCTTATAATCTACTTTTTGTGCTGCTATATTAGAAGATAAAACTTTACCAAAACTAGATATAGCAGAGCCAATTGATTTAAGAGAAGAAGAACTTCCCTTAATATCATAAGTTAGATTCGGAATATCGCCACCAACAATCTCTTTACCGCCAATTTTAATAGCTGAGAAATGTTCAACTCCATTTACTTTTGGAGCAAAATTTATTGTAGCTTTGAAATTGCCTATCTGATTACCAAGTTCAGCAAATAATGTACTTACAGCATTTGCCATCTGTTCAATAGAAGCGTTAGTATTACCTGCTATTGCTTGCGATGCTAAAGCTTGATTATCTACACTATTAGTAAGACTATTTGCAATCTCGGAAGTGGTTGTTCCCATAGTACTTGCAATCTGGTCAGCCATATAACCGCCATTTTGAACAATATAAGCTAAATCCTCTGCAATAACCTGTGCATGAGCAGTAAACTCATCTGAACCAGCCGTAATAGCCCCACTTGTAATCTGTTCAAGTGAATAGATACTGTCTTGATACTGATTAATGCCTTCAATAGCCGAAGCTAGGTCACTCTGAGCATTGTCAAGAGCTTGGTTTGTTCCATCAGATATAGCTTCTCCATTTTCATTCCATGCTGCTGAATTATTTTGTAAATCATCCGTAAGAGCAGACAACGTTTCAGCCATAGAAGTATATCCATCAAGATATTCCGTAGCTGATATTTCTCCCTTATTATAACTATTAATAAGGTCTGACATACCAGAAGCCACTTGCTGTGTAGAATCCGTAAAGAATTGTTGTGCAGCCGCAGCTTGATCCGTAAACTCACTAAAATCTGTATTAGCTAATTCATTTCTAATAGACTCAAAATAATCATGCGCTGAAATTTTACCATCCTGAAATTGCTGACTGAGATACGAAATACGATCACCAAAATCTGAACCATCAAAGAGAGTAGAGAAGGAAGGGATACTAGACTCTGTATTTTCAGCATTTTCAACTTCTTTAAGAGCATTTGCATAACTATCAGCAGACCATTTTCCATCCTTTAATGAATCGTTCTGTTCGTTAAGTGCATCTACAAATGCTTGATTATTAACAAGTTTCTGTTGTTCTTCACTAAGAGATTTATAAAATTTGATAGCTTCGCTTTCATTAAATCTTGAATCATTGGATAAAGCTGCTGATGCACCAGCTGTAAGATTATCTGGAACATTATTATTTAACGATTTGCCATTTATCCTATTAATAAAGTCTTGTTCACCTTGCGTCTTCAAATCATATAACTGAACCGCAGCATCAACCAAAGCATCAATATCATTGTGGAAATTTTGCTCGGCAATTTTCTGCAATGTTGTCATTGCATTTTTCTGTTTTTCTGTTGCCGTTTCAGAGTTGAAGTTCTTAATCTCTTCCGCATTATTGAATGCACCAAGAGCCTCTTTCATCTCTTTATCGGTCTTTTTGTCGTACTTGTCATTCGTTGAGCCATCGTCCAGTTCTGGTGTGATTTTAGCTTTGAATTTCCATGTTTCGACAATAGATTGAAGATCAGGATATAAACTCTCAAAATAATTAGCAACTTCATCATCGCCATTTTCAAGAGCTTTCTGTATGGCTTCTGACATATTCTGAGCGTACTGTTCCGATGCTTTCTTTGCTTCTTCTGAATCAAGACCATTCTCTGTTGCTTGCTTCTGATAGTTCTGATAATCCGACATAGCCTTTTGATATGCACTTGAATAATCAGTATCTTTCAATACTTGTTCATAAAGCACATACGCATCATACATATCTTTATACTTATTAGTAAGCTCTTGCGCATCATTTATCTGGTCTGATAATCTATTGGCATATTTATCTTCGCCTAATTGATTAGCAACCTCTTGAATACTCTGCATTTTCTCATATACTTCTTCAAGAGCACCATTTAATTCAAAATATGAACCTCTATCAGATATAACTTGTTTAGCACCTAAACTCTTGATATAATCATCAAGCTCTGAATTGTAGCTCATATCAATTTTATCTGAATAAGATTTTTCATTTTTCTTCATCTGCTCAAAGTTTGAGCCTTTAAAAGCTGATTTGATTTTATCGCCAATTTTCTCATTTTTGTTAAAATCATTAATCATCTTATTATATTGCTGAGTATTAAGCTCATTAAAAGCATCGGCTTGACCTTTAACAGCATTAGTAATGCTTTTTATAGCACCTTCTTCGTCACCATACTTTTTAATCATTTCGTTCTGAATTTTCATCAAGTCTTGACGAGCTTGAACAACTTCATCGTATGGAGTAGAAGAGTCATTTATCTTATCATTAAGTTCCTGAATTTTGTCCTTATAATCAGAGATATCTGATTCTGTATTTTTAAATTCAGCACCTAAATCTTGTGCTTTTTCTGCTAATCTATCTGAACTTGTGATTAATTCACTTATAATAGAAATAACTTCTGAAATAGCAAAAGTAATTGCCATACTTCCGACAGCCGCAACAACAGTTTTAAAAGCCGTACCTGCTGCTTTAGCACCACGTTGAAAGAGTGTCATACTCTCTGTAGACTGCTTCATATGAGCAGTAAATGCTTCTGAAATATCTCCTGAACCATCCCATGTTCTTAGGAAGTTTTTAAGTTCTGAGTCAGTAACCTTAAATTCCTTACATAGGTCATCAAATACATTATTACTTACCTTTGACCATTCGTTTAATGGAATTCCTTTGGCATTTGCTAATTCAAAAAATTCTTTTATCTCTTTTTTTACAGGTGAAATTTTCCCAATTAAACCATCAAATATAGTAGAAAAACTATTACTATCAGAATTATATTGTACTGCCATAATAATTCTGATATAATATCCTTAAATAAAACACTTCTGATATTTTAAAAAAGGAGGACGATATATA